TTTCTTTTGGTTCTTTTCTTTTTCTTAAAAAAGCCATTCATTACCAGGAAAAAGCCATTCATAGATATTGTGATATTATACTAATATATAAATGCCATTCATTATGAGCCAGAACTTACAAAGAATCAGCGTTAGTGTTGATAAAGATGAATATGAAGAATTAAAAAAACATACCAGAGCAGGTATTTCTATAGGATTTTTAATTAGAGAATCAATCCATCAATATCTAGAAAAAAATAAAAAAAATTAATAATCTTCTTCTTCATAAGGAAAGTCTTTATCTTCTATTTCTTCTTCATCATCTTTTGGAAATCTCCAGTTAATTGCAGCTTCTTCTCTTTGACTATCAAGTGCAGCCTGATGTTTGTGCATAAATGAATCACTCATTTTTTAAATGCCTCCTTATCCCACTCATCAAAACCTTCTTCTTTAGCTTCATCTTCATCTACTTCTATAACTTCATCATATTCCCAATCTCCTACACCTCCCCACCCATTATCTATGGCACTAAAATTAGCACCATCTAAAACATAATCCCCACGCTGATCCCATATATCTTGCTCAGTTATGGTATCAGGCACTTTAATGTAATACTCATAACTGGTCATTGAGTTAGCAGTAATACGATAGTATTTAAATTTTTGGTCCATAATAAAATTTGTAATTTGAAAAGTACTGGACTTACATAAAAGAAGCAACCACGAAACTTTTAATGCCAGTTAATTAATTAGTGATTCTCATGAGAATTTCTCATCAGGTTTATAAATAAATTTTTCATCAGGATCATTTAATCTTAAATAATCTCTAAAACTGATTAAATCTTTTAATGTTTTTTCAGCACTAAGATATTCAAGATCACAGCCAGCTTCAGCAATTTCTTCTAACTTCCATTCCATGTAATAAATAACATCATTAATGGACTCCCAGTTAAACTGATAATTGTATTTTTCTTTTCTTTTCATAGTTTTCTTAGCTCCTTTTTTAATTTTGTAATTTTAGAAAATAAATCTATCTTTTCTCCTATTGGTAATTTTTCTATATCTTTCATAGCTTTTTCTATTTGATGTTCTACTTGAGCTTTATATTCAACTAACTTATTAGCATTTACTATGTTAGGTATTGATAAGTCATTATAAATTTTGTCATACCATCTATAAGCGGTAGACTGACTGATTTTAAAGTGAGACATAAAGTATTTAATGCACTCAGCTTTTTCTTTCTCATCATAAATAAAGTCTTGAGCTATACCTTTAGCTTCATCTTTATTTTCTTCCCAGTTATCTGTAGGTAACATTATTGAACCTCCTTTATAGAGTCATAAACATCAAACATTATGTGTTCAACTAATTCTTCTTGCCTGTGAATATCTCCACAGTTGCTACTTTGTTCAATTAATTCAATTCTTGTATCAATCCATTCTTCACAATATTCTTTAAATAATTTAAATTTTTTATCAGATAATTTAATTATTTTCATTCTTCTCCCACCTCCCATTTAAGTGCATGATCGGAAAATTCATATATCTGATCTATCACTTCTTGCATATCATATCCACGTTGAATAGCATTTTCTCCAAAAGCTATCTCAGCTATCTCATTAATAAATCTTTCTCTATCTTTTTCAATAGTCCATGATTTATCAATAGGCATATCTTTATATCTTTGTTTATATTTCATTTATTTATCCTCCCTTATTTCATCAAATTCATAGTTATAAAACATATCATCTTGACTTACATCACTATATTTATAGTGACCTCTATTATATTTAGCTATCGCTTCATCTTTTGATTCAGCTTCAATATATATATCGTTATAACCAGTAAATTTTTCTTGAATTATATATTTCATTTACTTTTTCTCCAAACAACATTTACACATTGATACTGGTATTCTCATGTAATGAACAACAGTATTCATACCATCAAAAGTTTCTGATTCTCCATCAACTTTTTCTCCAAGTGCTATGCTTTTTTGGCCGTATAAATCTCCTTTATTTATAAGAGATTTACACTCATAACACTTTCTTTCTTTTCTAGTTTTTTTAAGTTTCATAATAGTGAAAAATGTAAGTACAATAATCTCCACCTAACAAATCAGGTAGAAAAGGATATTCAAAACTAATATCATCTTTAACATCTACACATATCCACTTATTTAATTCCAGATACTCTAAAGTCTTTTGAACTTGATCTTCTTCTCCATCTTCTAAACCTGAAGCATCATTGTTAACCAAGTAAGACGACCAGTAAATAGGCAGTCTTACTTCAATTACATCATCTAATATTTTCTTCATATCTCATCACCTGTATAACCTTTATATAGATAATCTTTAGCAACTGCTTGACAGGCTTCAAATTCATTTTTAGTTAGTCCAGTTCCAAACCAAACAATATCTGATTTAAGCTTTTCATCTAACTTACTATTAGTAGAATTGTAAAACTGAAGAAAAGTTTTAACTAAAGCTAATTTTTGATCTTGATTATCAATCTTTTCTTTTGGTGGTATTGGTCTAGCTGATATGCACTCACTTGTAATAGTTACATAGGGTGGTAACTTTCTAATAAAGTTATCTTCATCTAGATCAATATGAACTACCCTATCAGGGTCAAGTAATTTCTGATTAAATTTCTTTTCATATTCTCTTTTTACATTTAATAAATCACAGTCTTGTTCAATATAAACAAAATCTGTTTTTTTATCGTAGTAAGAAAATTCAGAAATTTGACATATACCCATATTCAGTTCTTTAACTAATTTTGAGGGCATTTCTAACCATCCATGAGCAGGGTCAGAATAGAATTTAAAAATGTGGTCTTTTGAGTTCATTTTTTTAATAAAGTTTTTGTTGTATTTTTACTAATGAATATTCAAGTTCTTCTATCTCTTTATATTCTTCTTCAGAAATAGTATATGGACAATGTTGAACTATATGGTCAATCCTATGTTGAACTTCATTTTCAACCCATTCTAAAGCTTCATATTCTTCATTAAAAATCTTGATAGTAGGGTTAGTATCAAGTGAATCAACTGGATAAATAACTTTGTAATTCATAACTATCTATCCTTAATAATTGCTTTAAATAAGTCTCTATAAAAAGGACTTGGCGTAATAGTGAATGAATCACCATTATCTACTACTTCACCTTTAAAGTAGTCAGGGTTATTAACTCTTTCTTCTTGAATTAATCTTTCAAATTCAAGTGAATTAAATTCAGTTTTGTTCTTGTTAATGTTTTTCATAATTAATATTCACATTCAAGAATTTTTCTAAGCATTACTTCATCATTCAAAAGGTATGCTCTTTGTATTTTTGAATCTTCCATATACATAAATGGAGATACATTATATTCATTCATGATTGCTTGATAAATAAAATCATTCATGGGTTGCCCATTCATAGGGTTCTTGTTTTTTTGAACTGTCATTGTTTTGAGAAGTGTTCATTCATTATTGTATACGAAGTATACTTATTATGCAATAAAAAAAGAGACTTAATTAAAAGTCCCTTTCTATTTGAGAATCAACTAATTTTTTAGTCCTAATCCAACATTCATCATAATCAGCATGACCCTGACATGATTCAAAATATTCACAATTAAATTGTTGCCAAAAATAATCCCAATATTCAGATATTGATACTTTAATCTTAGGCATAATAATAACCCTTAATTTTTAACCATTCAAATCTATCTAATTGTTTTTTTGATAGTTTTTTATCTTTCATTATTAAATTAGTAAGTTTTAACCATTCTAATTTTTCTTTTTTGTTAAATGCCATTTTTTATTCTCCTTTTAAACTGCTAATTAATAAATCTCTTTTATCTTCGTTTAAATATTCATTATGGAATTTATTAAATAAATTATAAGTATCATTATTATATAAAATCTGCTCACCTAATATATATGCCAACATATTAGCTACACTTTCAAAACTGCTCAAATTTGTTGAGACTTGGCCAAAATTTGACTGTTCATATTCTTTTATTGTTTCGATAGCTTCAAAAATTGAGCCATCATCTTTTTTTAACCATTGTTCTGCTTTCCAGTATCCAATAATGAAAAGATCTTCATTCAATAAGTAATGGTGCAGGTCGCTAATATGTTGGTCTAATCCAACATCACTTTCTAGTTGGTCTATGATGTAATTTTTTACATCTTGTAATTGCTCACGCATGATAGTAAATAAAAGTTTACTATTTAATAATATATCAAAACGATATAAAAAACAATTAAAAAGTCCATTCATTATTGCCATTCATTATTGCCATTCATTATTGCTGATTAATTGTTGAAAATTATTTATTTATTTTTATTTTTTAAATTTTTTAAATTCTCAATAAATTTTTTTATTGAGAAAATTCTCAAATAAAAAAAACTTCAGGAAGTTAATCCTGAAGCTTTATTTTAATATGAACTTCTTAAAAGTCCATATCCTTTTTAACTTTTCTCTGGGCTTTGTGTACTCCCATTTCTTCGTACATAGGCCTTAATGCTTTTCTCCAGAATCTATAAGTTTTTTTAGTATTAAACCAATAATTAAGTTCCGATACTGCACGAGATCGAAAACCGCACCTCCCATCTCTATCCGTATTTTCTCCAACATATAAAAAATTGATAATCCCAATAACTGTTATTTTTGGAATATCAACAAATCCTTCTTTGTTTAACTTTGGAGTAGAAAACCTTATTTTAGTTTCGTAAGGATTCTCAATGGTATATCCAGAGTTAGGGTTCTCTGGATTATGAAAAGTAACTTTAGTTTCAGGCATGATTTTAAATAAGAATTAAGAATAAGAGTAAATAAGGAAAAATAATAAATTTCATTTTAAATGCTTCCTTAAGATAGTTCTTATCATTTGTGATAAGTTTTCTTCTCCCAAATGATTTAAGGATTCTGTAACTAGCCTAGAGTATAAATCTTTAGGCATAGTTACTTTGACTGTCATGTTTTGTTTAGTATCTTGTGTCATTACTTCTTAACCTCCTGATGTACATTTTTTAGAAAGTATCTTGCAAATTCGTCTTGCTTTTCTTCAGGCATCTTATTTACTTTAGAAACAATTATTTTGAATAATTCTTCTAAGTATTCGACATCATGAGAATAAGTTGTACTTAATCTGCTAATACTTTCTAATACTTGTTTCTTGATAACCTTTGCATCAAGATCAATACTTAATTCCTTAGAATTGTTTTTAATTTCTAAGTAGCAAGAATAAGAACTAAACTTAAAATCTACTTTAAGTTTTTCTGTCCTTAGTGTTTGTCTATCCTCAGTAGGAAAGAGTGAAATTGAATTGGTCATAACTTGAGAAGTTGTTAGTTTTTGTTTTTATTTAGTTATGTAATCTGTAAAATTTTTAAGTGTTGCTACTTCAGGAACTAAAAAAGAACTGGAAGAATTGAACATATAAAAATAGTTGAATATACATAACTATTCCAATATATCAAATTTATATATAAAAGTCTACGAAGTAAACAAAAGAAAATATTTTCAACCTTAAGGAACTTTTATATACTTCTATGGACTTCTAGAAACTTTTAAGAACTTTTATTTACTCTAAGGGACTTCTATGGACTTCTAAGCACTATTAAAAACTTTTAAGGACTTTAAGTCCATATTATGCACTGGGGGGGACTTCAAGACCAAAATTTTTTTTATATGTAGACGGGGGAACTTAAATATATATTGGTTAATTTTTTGGTTCTACTCGAATTGAAAGTTCAGGAGCTTGAATATTTACAGTTTCTACAGATTCACCTATAACTTTGCCTAGGCTATCGAGAATTTGAGCAGCAGTTTGGAATTGACCTTTTTTAACAGCTTTATTAAAAAGGCGAATACGCATAGCTTGAAGTCTAGGGAGAAGAGATTCTCTATCTTTTTCCCAATCTTCATTATTCCAAACTTTAACTTTATCCCAATCTTGCCAGGCGGTAGTTTCAGATATACCTTCTATATTTGAGTGTTCTATTACTAATTGACGAGTAGTTTTACCTTCAAGTTGTCTAGCGTAAAGTCTTTGAGATCTTTTTAGGACATCTGAAATTGAAGATCTAGTTCTTTTTTTAGCTGGTTGTGCGAGAGGATTATTAAATACGTTATCTGGGAAAGTAGAAGAAGCCACGGACTTGATCTTGTTAAGGGTTGTTAATGGAATAATAACCTAAAAATGCTGAAATAGGCTATAAAGAGGGGGTATTAGTTGAAATTTCTATTATTTTTGAGTGTATGGCGGTAAAAAACGGACCAGAAATCAGTTTAAGGTATGCCCAGGGGGAAGTATTTAATTGTGATAAGAGATTTCGGGTGTTAGTTGCTGGAAGAAGGTTTGGAAAGAGTTATTTGAGTTGTATTGAGTTGTTAAGGGGTGCTATTAACAGGCCAGGTGAAGTTTATTTTTATTGTGCTCCTACATATCGTATGGCAAAGGATATTGCATGGAAGGAATTGAAAAGATTAGTACCAAAGGTATGGGTTCAGAGTAAAAATGAAACTGATTTAAGGTTGGAGTTGATTAATGGATCAACTATTGAGTTAAAGGGAACAGAAAATGCGATGGCATTAAGAGGTAGAAGTTTAGCTGGTGTTGTACTGGATGAAGCTGCATTTATGGATCGAGATGTATGGGCTGAAGTTATTAGACCTGCTTTAGCTGATAAACAGGGTTGGGCATTGTTTATTTCTACACCTGATGGAACTGCCAGTTGGTTTTATGATATGTGGTGTTTTTGTGGAGAACAGGAATGGGATGATTGGAAAAGGTGGAGTTTTACTACGATTGAGGGAGGTAATGTTGCACCAGAAGAGGTAGAAGCTGCCAGAAGTCAGTTAGATGCGAGAACATTTAGACAGGAATTTGAAGCTAGTTTTGAAAATCTTACTGGTTTGGTTGCTGTTAGTTTTAGTGATGACAATATTGACAAGGAAGTACAGGATTTACACATGATGCCTTTACTTTTGGGATTGGATTTTAATGTGGACCCTATGGCAGGGATCTGTGCATATAAGCATGACAACAATTTATATGTCTTTGATGAGATCATGCTGACAGGAGGTGCTACCACATGGGATTTTGCAGAAGAAGTTACTAGAAGGTATGGAGTTGATCGAAGAATTATTGCCTGTCCTGACCCAACGGGTAGTGCAAGAAAGACCAGTGGGGTGGGTGTTACTGACCATACAATACTTAGAAGGTCAGGTTTTACTGTTATGAGTCCTAAATCACCTTGGAAGATAAGAGATAAGATTACTGCTGTTAATACTGCCTTGCTTGATGCTAATGGAGATCAAAGAACTTTTATACATCCTCGTTGTAAAGAATTGATAAAAGCACTTAGAACTTTGACTTATGCACCTAATACTGGGTTGCCTAATAAAAATCTTGGTGTAGATCATGCTTTTGATGCTTTTGGCTATCTTTGTCTACAGCAATTTAACCTTGCAAAACCAGAGACATTAGGCCAAACTTCGTTTAGAATATATTAAAAGTTACTTTTCTACTTATGTATCATTCTACGACTAAGAAAAAGAAGAAAAAAAAGAAGGGAGGTAAGAAACGTGGCGAATGTTCCTGTAAATAAAGCGTTATACTCTAGGGTAAAAGCAGAGGCAAAGCGTAAATTCAAAGTTTATCCTTCTGCTTACGCTAACGCATGGCTTGTACGAGAGTATAAAAAGCGTGGCGGTACTTATCGTTCTGGTACTAAAAAAAGTGGCAAGAAGTAGTGGTGGTTTAACCCGTTGGTTCAAAGAAAAATGGGTTGATGTAAAAACTGGAAAGCCTTGTGGTCGTCAAAAGGGTGAAAAACGAGGCTATCCAGCCTGTAGACCAAGCAAGCGTGTATCAAGTAAGACACCTAAGACTACTGGAGAAATGTCATCAGCCGAAAAAACAAGATTTAAACGTGCAAAAACTGGCAGTAAAAAGATAACATATCAACATAGACGAAAAAAGAAGAAAAAATAAGTGTAAATAGCGTATTTAACGGTAATATAGTTATATGAAGCTAACTACTCGTCAAAAGAAGAAACTTAGCGAACATTCTGTTCATCACACAAGTAAACACATGGAGTTTATGAAAAGGCGAATGAGAGCAGGTGACACCTTTACTCAAGCCCATAAAAAGGCACAAGCAAAGGTAGGTAAATAATGGCTAAAAAAGGAGTTAGTTTATCTGTAGGTAGAGGTGAAAAGTCCAAAAAAGGTGGGCTAACTGCTAAAGGTCGTGCGAAATACAATCGTGCGACAGGTAGTAATCTAAAAGCACCTGTAACAGAAAAGAATCCTACAGGTAAAAGAGCAGCAAGAAGAAAAAGTTTTTGTGCAAGAATGAAAGGAGTTAAAGGTCCGATGAAAGATAGTAAAGGTAGACCAACGAGAAAAGCGTTAGCATTAAAAAGATGGAGGTGCTAATTAATGACTTTTTCAATTCCTGGAGACTATAGAACAAAGGTACAAACCTCTACAACTATTGGTGATATAGATAGTCCTTTTATTAGAACTAGAGCAGTTTTAGATATGATGAAAGGTTGGGAAATTATGAAGGCTGTTAGTGAAGGCACTGAATATCTTAGAGAAAACAGTGAAGCATTTTTACCATTAGAGCCAAGAGAAGACTATACAGCATATATGGCAAGAGTAAATCGTGCTGTATTTTCTCCTTTTACACAAAGATTAATAAGAGCAGCTACAGGTCTTGTATTAAGAAAACCAATAAGTCTTATAGGTGATCCTTATTGGACAGATACATTCAAAATGGATGTAGATGGCTGTGGGTCGGATTTAGATGAATATGCAAGAAGAATATTGATGTGTTCTCTTACTTATGGTCAAAGTCATATTCTTGTTGATTATCCTGCACCTTCTGGTGCATTAAGTTTGGCTGAAGAAAGAGCACAAAATCGTAGACCATATTGGATTGAAGTAGATCCAACAAATCTTTTAGGTTGGAGGTTAGATAGAGAGTCTAATTATGGAAATCTTATACAGGCAAGAATTGCAGAAAAAGCTGTATTACCTGATGGAGACTTTGGTGAAAAAGTTTATGACCAAGTAAGGGTTATAGAACCTGGTAATTATAGAGTTTTTCGTAAAAAAGATGAAATTGATGCAATGTATGATGTTGATGATAATTCTTATATGGGTGAATTTAGTACTAGCACTACAGATCAAGAATACAAATTAGTAGAATCAGGTAATTTTTCTTTAGGTGAAATACCTTTAGTTACTATTTATTCTGGAAAAACTGAAAATTTAGTTAGCAAACCACCTTTACTTGATATTGCATATTTAAACCTTGCACATTTTCAAAGACAGGCTGATTTGATTCATAGTTTGCACGTTGCATCTCAACCAATGCTTGTAATGGAAGGATATGACGATCAGACTAAAGATTTAGCTATCTCTGTAAATTATGCAATGGCAACTCAACCTGGCAATAAAATTTATTATGTAGAGCCAGCAAGTAGTGCTTTTGATGCTCAATCTGCTGAAATCAAAGAATTACAAATGCAAATGGCTACTTTAGGTATCAGTACGCTATCACAACAAAAGTTTGTAGCTGAATCTGCTGACGCAAGACGTTTAGATCGTGTTGATACTAACTCTATGCTTGCTATGGTTTCAATGGAATTAGAACAGAAACTGCAAAAGTGTTTTAATTTATCTGCACAATATGTAGGTATTGAACCACCTGAAGTAAAAATCAGTAGAGATTTTGATATTGAAAGACTAATTGGACAAGATATTACAGCATTGACATCTCTATTCGATCAGCAGGTAATTGATAGAGAAGAATTTAGGGATATTTTAGTACAAGGAGAAGTATTACCATCTGCTAATGAAGCCAAAAATGAATAGTTTGGTAAGATGATATATAAGTACATACATTATTATGGCTAAATCTCTAGATAAAGTTCTTCAGCCTGATGGAACTTATAAATGGGAACTTGTAGAACCTACTGCATCTGAAAAGATGGGTAATGGTCCTGAAGCTCCTGTTGTCTGTCCTGCTCCAGAACCAAAAGCGACCAAGAAAAAGTCCACTAAAAAGAAAACCACTAGCCCACTATCTGATTAATTCATGGCAATCGAAGAACAAGTAATTCAGCCTGATTCTGTGAATCCTGCTGAACAGCCTGTGGCTGAAACTGCTTCACAA